AGTGGAGCTTGGCGCTTTACCTTAAACTAAGGAGAAACTACTAAGTGCCTGATCGCTACTACCCGGAGTCATTGCTCCGGGTTTACTTCAATGTATGCCGAATACAAAACCGTGAGCCTGACTTTTCAGACATGCAACAGTTTGTGTTTGAAGCCTTGGGTAACGGTCACTCGGATGGTATACCTACATCAAAGCTAAATGAGGTGTTTAACAATGCTAGGAAAAATCAACATTCTCGTACGCGGTAGTATCGAAGAAGATGCTGACGATTACATGGGAGCTATCATCGAAGACTACAACGAGGCAGAAGGTATCCTGCATTTGTTTGTAGATGCCGATGAAATTGAAGCAAGCTTTTTAGCCGAATCAGAAATCGAACACAGCGAAGCTTGGGGGCAGATGGCATCTCGAGAAATAGTCGACCTTCATATTTTTCTATGTGACTGGAAAGGTCATAGCATTATCAATGATGAAGATGTTGTTTGGGATATTATTAAAACTGATGGGGGTCAAAGGACATGGCACTAGATCCATTGAAGGCTGTACCTATAATCGACACCGATCCATGCGGATGGCACATGCAAGATTACATCAGCTTGATTAAGTCAGACTACCGAGCTGGCTGGAATGATGCCATTGAGGGTCGGTCTAACATTAACTCAAGCATCCATTACACCTATGGATTCGATGATGCTACCGAATGGCAATATAGCTTTAGAGAATGATAGTATGCCCTAGTCCAGGGGTAGTTCTCTTCCCCGGTAGTTGGTTCGCGGCGTACCAATGGGCAAAAACGCCGCACCCCTTTCCTCCGGTGGCACGATGCCTGTAAGATGTTGGCACTGGACAGCCCGAAGGCACCACCCCTATCCAACTAAAACGAACCCCTCCGCTGGCACGGAGGGACCCGAAGCCGCTCGATGGTACGAATTAAGACTCGGACTTGACGAGGGCACCTTCGATGGCAGAGCGCGTAGTGAAAGGCTTACCCTTGGCATCGGTTAGATACTCGATACCCTGAGACTCCAGTACGCGGATAAGCTTTGGCGTAGTGTACGCCTTGAAGATCTCGAACAGTTCACGATAGTAAACGTATTCAGCCATTACTTTCTCCTATAAAAAAGCCCCGCGTTTAACGGGGCAAGGGTGTGAGGAAAGGAACCATAACCCCACACTGGAAGTTACCAAGGGATGTCGTCGTTTGGCACTGACTTTGGCGGGCCACTGCGCGCTGGCTGGCGAGCTGGTTGTTGTGGCGATGGCTTAAACGTATCACGCTCAGCATACCACTTGCCAGATCGACCCTCTTTGATCTCGACATTGATCCACTCAAGCGATGGGTCTTCAGCTTTTTGTGCGCCTATCCATGAGCCAAACTCATCCAGCTTGAACGACAGCTTTAGCTTTACAAAGTCTGGCGCTGTGTCCGGTGGTAGCTTGACGATCATGCCGTCTACAAATTTCTTTTCTTCATTCATTGCGTTCTCCTTAATGGATTGATTTTCATTGCTTGATTTTCACGGGTGGTAAATACACCGCCCTTAGATTGCGCCAGATTTAAAGCCTCCTTTATCTCATTCGGCGTCTCTTCTACGATGCAACGCAGTGTCTCCCATTCTTCGTTAGCCACTGCGCTTTTAACTTGATAAATAAAATCGAACTCCTCACGTATCACTTTCATATACGCAAGGAACTCTTCTTCACCAGTTACCATGCTCGCTTTGATCCAGTGGTGGCGTTGTTGGCATCATCATCTTTATCAGCACCGATACCCAAGGCCATTGATAGGCTGTAACGCTTTGCATAAGTGATTGCACTGCCGAATGCTTGCGCCGTTGGTTTATCTGCACGGACAATCATCTTGCCAGTTGACAGTGAATCGCCGTGTCCATACAGCACAGTTTCAATGCAAGCTCCGACCTCACACTCATGGCTTAACTGCTGGATCATTATGCTGTGACTATTCAAGGCTTCTTTGGCATAGTCCCAAAGATCTTCGAACTTTACATACTGGCTTTTGAAATGAGGGTTTACTGCATCAGCTGTGGCGTGAGATAACTCTTGCTGAACTTCTAAAAGCTCTTCAATTAACTTGCTCATACTGCTCTCCTTTTTGGTAGGTCAGATCATATTATCGAACTTCGAAAGAGTTGTAAAGAGTTGCAAACCTTTTAAAGGTTATTGACAAGATTGGCTAGGTCAGTCACAGTTAAAGCCTTTTCCAACCAAAAAAGAGGGACTAATAAATGAGTGATGAGTGGTCACTATACTGCGATGAGCAGAACCAAATAACAGCACCAACATCAATGCTTAAACCTATTGTAACAGGGCAGAATGGGAGATCCGCCTTAGACAGATTACGCAGTGCGGCACTCAATGACCGCATAGAAGAGCTTGAACAGCGCCTGGCTAAAGAAAGAGACGTTATCCCCGGCATGATTACCACCGGAACTGTAACGCTCGTATACGCCCCTTCAGGAGCTGGTAAGACCGTATGGATTCTGGGCAATCTATTTCAATCTATCCGCAATAACCTTATTAAAGGCTCTGATGTTATCTACTTCAATGAAGATGACGGAGCTAGAGGCGCCTTGCAGAAAGCTAAGTTAGGCAAACGCCACGGCATGACAATGGTTACGCTGGCAAATAGTAATGACCCATACCTTCGGAACACCAACCAAGCACTTGAACTGCTCAATGCTATCCGCGAGGAAGGCGAAGCAGACGGCAAGATAGTTATCTGTGACACGCTTAAAAAGTTTGTAGGCGTTATGAATAAGGGCGAGATGCGAGATGTGCTTCATGTATTCAGAGAATTCGCGGCGGCAGGCGGCACAGTCGTACTGCTAGGGCATTGCAACAAGCATCGAAGCATGGATGGCCGACTTATATTTGAAGGCGTTGGAGACCTTAAGGCTGACGTCGACAACATGTTTGGACTCGATCCCCTTAATGATAAGTTTTCATTTCACCAAGAGTTGTTAGTAATCAATGAAAAAGATAGAAGCCAGATCAGCTTCGAGGGTGGATTCAAGTACAAGCAAACAAGCGAGACAGTGGGCTACGAAGAATCCGTAGACTCTGTTGAATTCATGAGTCCCGATGACATCAGCGATATGAAAGCTAAACAGTCTGCACAGATCAAGATTGGCAAAGCGATCGCTAAATACGAAGACGAGTATATATTCCTAAGTAGCTCAATGAAGGCGCACAAACTGTACTCTCAAGCAGACTTGTTTGACATGCTCAACGATAGCGAGATCAATCCAAACGGCGTGACAAAGAAGATGCTTCGCACCTGCATGGAGTTGCTTAAGGGCAACAACCTAAAGCTAGAGCGCAGAGGCGCACACGGCAAGAAATACTACCGCTGGATACCAATGTAATCAGAATGCCCAGAATGCCCAGAATGCCCAGAATGCCCCAAAACCTCCAGAATGCCCCTAATGCCCACATTTAAACCCCGTGTTGTTAGGGAAAAGCGGCCTCTTTTCCATAAATTTAGTCGCATTAAGGGGGCTTGACGCGACAAGTAGGGGGGTAAAACTAGGGCATTAGAGGCCAGCTGGGCAAACTGGGCAAACTGGGCAAACTAAAAAGGAGATCAAATGACAGATCCATCACACCGCTGGATAGTAGACAGCAAAGACAAAGCTAACTTCTTTATTAACTTTGTTCTCGATCAATGGCAGGAAGGCAAGACAATCCTGTACTACATCAAGGACACTACGCGTAGCGACAGACAGAACAACGCAATGCACCTGTGGTTTAGGCGGATAGCTGAGGAGCTAAATGATGCTGGTTGCTGGGTGCGACATCCGTTCAGTGATAACCTTGAGATACCCTTTACTGAAGTGCTAGTTAAGGAGATGCTTTACAAGCCTGTTATAAAGGCCATGCACGGCAAAAGCTCTACAGCTAAGCTAACCCCTATCCAACTATCGGAAGCGGCTGAGGTGCTAACTAGGTGGCTCTCAGAGAACAAGCAAGTCTATGTGCCGTTTCCTCAACAACTAAAGGATCAATTGCAATGAAACTAAAAAGAACAGCGGCAGATCACTGGTTTAGTAGATGCGTTCGTATGCGTAATGAATTCAAGTGCCAAGGATGCGGCAAGCAATACGAAGAGAATAGTGTAGGTCTTCACTGCTCACATTACTTTAGTCGAGCTAAGAAGGCTCTGCGATACGATGGCTTAAATGCATTTGCTCATTGTTATGGATGCCATCAACGACTCGGCAGTAGCCCGGACTACTTTGTGCGCCACTACATTGATACCTACGGCGAAGGTGCCCTTGAGTTAATTAGAGAAAAGGCAGAGGACATCGATCTAGCTAAGCGGGCACACAAAGAGGTTAAAGAAATAGCTAAGCATTACAAAGCAGAAGCCGCCCGTATGGAGAATGACAGGGCGGCAGGGGTAAAAGGTTGGCTAGAGTTTATTAGTTGGGATTAATTTTTAGGATTTAATGTGAGAAGACCTTTTTCTGTAAACTCTTCAACTTCAGTGGCGCCAGTGACTCTGCCTACATTTCTTCCTAATCTTAATGACTGTTTAATTAAAGGGGACACCTCGGTAACAAACGCCTGTGGCGGTCGCTTTTGATCAATAACATCAATAGCTGTACCAACAATATCTACAGCTCTGCTTGGAGCTAAAGGCAAACCTCCTTCAACCAATGTATACAACAGTCCGTTTTGTTTAATTTGGCCATACTGGTAATCATTAAGCCCTAGCGTATTAATTGTTAGCAGGCTTGCCCAGGCATCGCCGTATCCTCGAGCTAGTCCTCCTGCCGATACATTGCCATCACCGAAGATAAACTGCCGGCCTTCATTAATTACTGCATAGCCACCGGCTCCATAAAAGGCGTAACGCCCCATAAACTCAGCGGCTTTATCTGGCTTACCAGCTTTAATGTTACCTACTACCTCTCGTAACGCCAGCGCCTGTTGCTTAATAACAAAGCCACGTAACGCCCACAAAGGACGAAGGTTAGGGTTCCTTGCCCAGCCAGCAGGACGACCTGCCGCACTAATTAACTGCTGTTGACCTAGCCCGGCAAACATTAGCTCTTCAACAAGGTCTTTGCCCTTGCCTGTGTACTTGCTGTACTCGGTGCCATGAGCCTTTAATTGTTTTGCTATGATGTCTAGCTCTGCATCGTTAAAGTAAAAGCCCCAGTTATCTGCAAGCCTTCCTGCTTTAGCATCATCTGCCGCGCTAGTAAGAACGCCACGCATAACACCTTTCTTGCCTACAACGTCCATAGCCGCAAAGCCTGACTTCCTCATAAGAAAATCTGCGCTTTGTCTTGCGGCCTTAGCTGTCTTCATCATCCAGTTAGTTCCGCCAGATTGAAGCTCATTTAACTGGCTAACAAATTCACCGAACACCTGATTGTTTAAGCCCATCTCCTTTAAGTCTAAGTCAGATGGCTTTTTAAACGGTGTTAGCATTCGCGGATCTGCTTCTTTAATGCCTTCACGAACTGCTTTACCGCCGTACTTAGCACCAAGCAATGGAATATCAGCAAGGTTAAGAATTGCAGACATTGGCCCTGCCAGCGTAGTGGCGTAAGCAATAGAGTTAAGCGCCTGAATTAAAGGGTGAGGTGCTTTTTCCTGACCCATAATCATTTCTGATATTTGCTTGCGAGTGTATTTAGATCCTTCTGGACTGATGCCTCGCTCAAACAACTTAAACTCAAGCTCATCCATTAGTTGATTAGGAGTTAGCGGACGACCGCCATTGCGCTGTACTGCGGACGCAATGTTTAGCTTAAATGCGTCCTGCATTTGAGATAACTGCTCGAGCCTTTGTATGCGCTGTATGTCAGAAATAAGTGGGTTGTCATAGTTAGCAGGGTTTGGTGCATCTTTGTCGCCACGCAAGTAAGAGCCACGCGTTCGTTGCTTAAACGCAGGGTCATCAAACAAACCTTCAATCTGCTCGTCAGTAAGCTTTTGTTCTTCTTTTAACTTCTTGATCTGCTCTTTTGTTAAACGAGTATGCAAGAAAGTAAGGTCATCCGAAAAGTCAGCGCCAAATGTTTTCTTGTTTAACTTTTGGTTTTTAGCGTAGCTGTAAGCTAAATATCGCTTAAGTATTACCTTCTGTTCGGCTGTTAAATCTTGAGATAACTCAGACATTAAACGATCAGTGGCGCTAGATCTAATATTGTCTTCCATTTTCTTAGCTTCTCTAGAGCCCTTGACTCCAGAAGCCCGAAGTCTTTTGCGCTCTTCGCGAAGCAATCGCATTTGATCTGGGTCAATCATTTTGCCTGCGGCGTAATCAAGTAGCGCGCCTTTGGCGCGTTCGCTTTCATTGATTGTTTTTGCGACAGGAATTAACTGCTCTGACAGATCAGAAAATTCTTTATTTATGGTAAGCAAAGCCTTGGTATCAAAGCGCTGAACCAAAGCACCTACTTGCGGGCTGACCTCCGCCCATATCGTGTCTGATACACCACGTAGGTTTTGATTATAGAAGTTTTGAAATGAAGTCTTTAAACCACCCCACAGCTCACCAACTGTTTCTGCTTCAGACAACGGTTTTTTTCTATAAGCCGGGTCATCAACTTCATCAAAAAATCTTTGAGCATCTGCTCTTTGAATGCTGTCTGCTTCAGCAATATTATCAGGATCAAGAGCCCGGTCAGCTTCAAGATCTTTCTCTGTTTTTAATCCACCGGATTTCGATGGCGTTATGGCATAGTCAATAATCCTGCCGAGCGCCATTCCGCCGAGACCTTGTAAGGTTCCGCCAATTACACGCTCTTCAAAGCTTTCGCCGGTTGCCGCGCCATGAATAACACCTTCGATTCCTATCTGACCTGTTGCAGTTTTTATGCCAGCCTTTGCAAGACCTCTAGCAAGACCAACACCTGTGGGTATGGTTGCCGCAAGCTCTAATGGAACAGCATGGTATGCAAGAGACGGATTCTCTCGTGCAAATGTTCTTCTGGCTATCTCGTAATCGTCTTTTGCTTCTTGATAAGACTTATCGGATGTAGCGGCCTCAGCAACAGCGGCAAGTTCGCCTAAAAACCCTAGCGTAATACCTTCACCAAACTCGGTTGCAAGCCCTTTAATACGTTGTGCTTCGGCCTCTCCAACAGACTGAAGAGACTCGGCGGCTGAATCAGGAATAGCAATGATATTTCTATAATTAACTTTAGGCTTTTTAGTGGTGTCAGCTTTGGCTACTACCTCGTCTGGACCCACAACAATTCGACTAAAGTCTACCTTGCTTTTTGGTTTTGCTGGTTTAGCTTGAGTAAGAGGCAAGCTATCAGGACTTTTAGCGGATATCATCTCGACAATGCGAGGGGCTCTGTCACCTACTTGGCCATACCAATCACTATCCTCAAGTTCTCTTGCGGCCGTTTGGTAATCTCCTTTTTTAAAGGCGTCACTAAACTGACTAAAATCTTTATGCCAGTTAGGACCCATATTAAAAGTAAGATCAACCAAGGCATCCTGCTGTTCAGGAGATGCCTTATCAAAGCCAGGTATTTTTTCTGCGGCTTTAGCATGAAACTCATAGTCTTCTTCAAACAAAGACTCGGCTCTTTCAGCCGATATTCTGTCCCCTTCTTTAAGGTTTCGAATATCAACAGGAGATCCAGAGTCAATTAGATGACCATAGCCAACAGTTTTTTTGCCCTCTGTATCTAAATAGACACGAAGGCTTTTGCCCTCGTTGCCTTTAATCATCTCTCTGGACATAAGCTACCTGTTTATCGGTTTAATCCGCGCAAGAAACCAATACTTTCTTTTTCTCCACCCATAACGCCTTTTTCTGCTTCTAACTGCGCTGACTTTTGCTTTTTCTTTTGTTGTCTTTCATATGCAATCATTGCGCGATCAGCATCTTCTGGATCTTCAAGATCAAAGTAACCTTCTTCTCCCGGCTGTAGCGGTCTGTCTTCATCAATAAGACCTGCTTCAAACGCCGCAGTACCTCTAGCCGCATTGGTTGCGCTAGCAATCTCACCAATAGCCCCACGCTTAACAGACGAAATACCAGACTTGCGCTGAAGCTCTCTTTCCATTTCTTTAAATTTCGCTGGAAATTGCTCTCTTAAATAACTATCTACAATATTGTCAATTTCCCCTCGAGGAGCGCCCTCAACCCTACCTAAAAACAACTCTACCTCATCAGGATTTTCAAGAATTTTTAAGACCTTGTCTTCCATGTCTTCCATAATCGGATAGTCTTCAAGGTCGCCTTCTTTAACAATTTCTCGCAAACGGTCAATAACAGTTGCGCGAGCAAGTCCGGCTGTTGCAGGGTCAAGGTAGCGAAATGCGGTGGCTATAGATCTTTTAGTTTTTTCATCTCGAATTATCTCGAGTCTTTTTCGATCTGCAAGAATATCTTTAGTTGGTTTAAACCCTGCTTCTTTTAGTGTTGCAACATCCTCTTCATTCAAGGGGGTTCTTTTGTTTATCTTATCTATAGCATCAAGCTTTTCTGTTTGAACCTGAAGAAGATCTTTTTCTAAAGCTTCTAACTCAGATCCAAATTTATCTTGATATTTTTTAGATGCTTTAGCCCATTGAGCTGATCCCGGTTGATACTGGCTCATATCTCTTTTCATAGCATTTGCTTCTGCTACAGCAAGAGCCTCGTCTTTTGTAAGACTTGCAATCCTAAAATCACGGCGCTTTGCATTTGCAGAAGTAACAACAGCGGCATCACCACGCAACTGATCTACTCGTTGCTGAACGCCCTCCATTATTCGTGATTCATTTGCTGTTATGTTTTCGCCTTTGCCCTTTAGTTCTTCAAGAAAATTCTCTGCTTTAATTAAATCATCTACATTCCTAGAGGCTTTTGCTGTTTCTGTTGCTGTCGTTAGCTTTCCAAGATTAGATATTTTTTGCATTAAGTCAGACATTACGTTTTCGTCTGTAGTTTCTGACAGCATTCCAGAAAGCTTTGAAGTAGCCGCACTAAGACCACCCACGTTTGCATCACGCGCAGATGCGAGTCCTTGCTCGTAGATATTAAACGCCTCCCTAGAATTTTGGATTTGTTCTTTTTTTCGGCTATAGCCTCCTATGTTTTTGCCTGCCTGAAACAGCCCTTCAAGATACGCAGGTTGAGTTGCTCCGCGAACAAAATCTCTTCCAAATCTAGCCATGATTAACCTCCAAATGCCCCTGAGAGTAAGCCGGTAGAAGCCGCGCCTACGATATTAGCTCGACCAAGACCTGCACCAAGCAATGCATCAATGCCTGATGCTGTTGCTTCGCCAAACAATCCAGCACCATACAACTGAGCTTGTTGTTGTGCCGCCGCCGCAGTCTGGCCGGGGGCTAATGCCGCTAACATCTGAGCCTGCGGAATATATCCAGCACCCAAATACTGCTGACCAAGGGCCGCCAGTCCAGCTTGCTCTTGTCTAGCTTGCTGTGCCGCACCAAGACGCGCTTGAGCCATTGTTTGTTGTTGAGCTTTCTCCATGGCTAGTTGCTCAGGAGTGCCTCCAAACTGCGCTGTCTGTACGCCAAGGCGACCTTGAGCCGCTAGTCTTTCTTCAAGTCCAAGCCGCTCTGCCATTTGCTGTGGAGCAGTAGCCGCTTGAATCTGATCGTAAATCTCTTGCTCACGAACAGCAGGATCTTGAGCCGCTTGATCAAAAAACTGACCAGCACCACCAAACATGCGTTGTTGAAATGCCTGCTCTTCAGGAGACGCACTCATTTGATATGTCATGGCTCCAGTAGATGGATCGCGCATCATGCCAAATTGTCCACCTGTAGCAGTCGTTACTGTATAAGGTCTAAACTGAGTTTGCTGTAACTGCAAATCAGCAAGATCTTGCCCAGCTTGTTGCCCAGTTCTGCCAAGACTTCCAAGGTCACTGTAAGCACTATAAAGACCTAATGCACCGAGCAAGCCGCCAAGCTGAGTTGCTCCAAAATTTCCAAATGTTCCATTGCTCATAATGTTTTACCTATTAAGGCCAATATATTAATTTCTTGTAGTGACAATGCGCTTCCATTGACGTCAGCCTCAAGGCCAACAACAACGGTAGAGCCACTTCCACCTGCGTTTAGTGCTTTACGCGTGGTAGAAGCACCTCCTGTAAACTCTTTAGATGCAGACACGGTTAGTGTATCTATGTCTACAAAAGCATTTGTAATGTAAACGTACGTTTTCCCGTCTACAGTATTAGAATAACTATCACCATTTAACAAAGCCCCGCCACCAGATCCGGTTGTAGGGGCAGTAGAAAAGTCACCTAAGAATTTATCAACAACATAAACCCCATTCGTTAAAGTAGACGTTATAGTAAAGCCAGAAAGCTCAGAAAAAGAAACGTACTCAGAAGCACCAAACTCTGCTACAGGTGCGCCCTGCACAGTAAAGGTTGTATTTCTGTAGCTAGTGTTAAAGTCATAAGCAAACTTAATAAAGATGTCTGTATTGCTGGACGTAATAATCGTAGGGTTAATCTTCTTGATAAACTTAAGACGCGAAGAATCGCCAAACGTAAGGCTTGGACTGTAATATTTAAATCGGAAAGGCGACCCATTATCTAAATAACTTTTGTATTCACTAATTCCATTAGTAGATCCTATATATAACTTGCCGTTTTCTAGCCGCTCATACGCTGTAAATACAGAGTTAGGCCAGCGT